GCTACTGCATAGTTCATACTTTGGAAGTTGTCGTTGCTAAAAGCTACTGCGTATCTTTCTGCGTTATATTGGTATCCTGTAGCTGCGTCCCAATCAATACTTATTGCACCACTATGTAAGTTTGCAGAAGTGGTTAAGTTACTTGGATCTCCTATACCTGCTGTTATACCATCATCATATTTGTAATAAGCATTATCCATGATTATATAATCGTTAAATGTAAATTCAATACGCCAGATCTCATAACCTGTTGGTGCTGTATAAGTTTCCTCAAAAACATAAGTTGCAGGATTCCAATTAGATGGGTTATTGTAATTTACCCAATCAGGATTAGATGAAGTTCCATTTGAGTCTTTTAGAAATACATTGTAAGCCCAAGCATAATCTACTGCTCCAACATCAAAACCTATTTCTGTAATCCCTGTATCACCAAAAGTTATTTGCAACATTCGATTTTGTGTATTGCCTGTGTTGTAGTTAAGACAATAGTTTTCACAACCATAGTCGCCATTGTAAACAGTGTCTATTGAATATGTCGCATTAGAGTAATTTGTTACACTAAAGTTTGAATTAGTAAAACCTGTAGAATCAAAATTTTCTGTTTCAGTTTGCTCTGCACCTATAGCAATAGGCATAGGATAAATAAGTAATAGAACAATTAATAAACGAGCTAAGGTATTGAATTTGCGAAGCACTCTCTCATCACTTCCTACCTCTTCCTACCATCATTTTTTTTTGCCGCCATCGTACCAAATAGCATGACCTTTTTCTATCATTTCTTCATTTATATTGACTTCGTCAACAAATAACTCACCCAATATACGACCATACTTACCTGATCCGTGTGATTTCATTTCTACTGCTTTAAATTCTAATCTATCAATAAGCCACTGTTTTGCAGCAAGCCCTCTTGCTTTCTCTTCCAGATCTCTTGTTCGTGATTCTGGAGCATCAATACCCATGAGTCGTACACGACATTTATGCCACACATTAAAACCCAAATCAATTCTGACATCTACAGTGTCCCCATCTACTATTCTTAACACTTCTACTTTATAATAATACATAATACTCCTCTACGATGACAAAGGGGGCTTTTGCCCCCAAAGTCTTTGCGCACCTGATCCTCTTTTTGAGGATCAAATTCTAACCTTTCGGAAAGTTTGACATAAATTTAAAAGGCGATTCTTCAACTACATTTTGTAAAGCTGAGAAAAACGCTGCACCAGCAGCTACCAAAGCACCCTCTAGTACGGACATTTCGAGCCAGCCTGATTGCGCAGCAACTATTACTCCAACTCCTGCTTGCATGCCAGTTCTTAACGCCCTTATCAAAGACACTTTAAAAGCGTCTGTTAGTTCCCAATTCATATATTCTCCTACTGTTTAGCGAAAGTTATTTTCCAAGTTTCAGGTCCTAAGACACCATCTTGGGTTAGTCCAAATTCTTTTTGGAGTTCCATAACTTTCAATCTAGATCCATTTCCAAACCATCCATCAGCAGTTAATCCTGCGGCTTTTTGCCACTCTTTTAACTCATCTGATTTCATCATTGGAACTTGAACTTTAAAATGTATATTTGGCCACTTAGGAAAATCTTTAGAAAAATCATAGATCTCTGTTTCTTTTTTTCCGATGTCGGCAACATCTTTTGCTGGACTTTCAGAATAAACTGGTTCTCTCCCAGACACAGCAATATATTCGTTGTCACCACAGTCGTCAAAATCTACATATTTTACAAAAACTTCTTCACCAGATAAAATAGCATCTCGCACTTTCGGATATACAAATTTATACGCAGAAACGCTTGATCCAACCCAGCCATCTGGTTTTACTAGGTTACTTTCTTGATTTTGGCCAAAAATGAGACAGCCGCTAGTCGACTCGTCAGAATTTCCAGTATGCCATAATATCCACTCGAAATTAGGGACATTATTGACATAGATCATGCCACGATGCCAGTCGCCATACTTATTTTTGTACCTTGAATGAAACCCTCCTTCTGTGCGAAGTGTTAATTTATACATGCCAGCAGGGATTCTAGTTTCGTGTTTTACTTTTTTTGATCTATATTCATCTTCAATGGTATAGCAAAGAAATTTTCTTTTGTTATCAGTAATATCAAACAAGATACCACTTGTTGAATCTTCTTGTGAACTTATTCTTAGGACTTCTAAAATCATATCAAGACCATTTTAGATGAGCTAAAACTTGTTTCAGGTATTTAACAATTGTACGGAAAGAATTTTAGATCATCCCAAAAATACATCTTATTTTCTGATGATACAGTAAAACCTACCTGTGCTGGTGGAGACCAGTCACCAGATATATCTTTAAACCACTCGGATCCACCATCAACCGATGGAGCTTGCATAAACCATCTACCACGATTAGATATACAAAAATAATGATGAAAATGACCAGATAAGATTAGATCTGCGTCCCCAATAGGCTCTCTGCCCATACATTGACCTGCAAACCATCTAATACCTTTATCAAAAGCATATTTACCTGATTTTAAAGAAACTCCAGATCTAAATTGGTGACCATGAACCATCCCAACAATTTTACCTGATACTTCTACAGTTGCAGATAATTCGCTCTCAGGGATCTGAAACTTAACATGTCCAAATGCTTTTTTATTTTGAGCTAAGATCTCCTGAACCTGCTCTACTATTGCGACATCGTGATTATCAGCAAAATCCGTATAAGATTTTCCGTTGTTTCGGTTCTCACCATGATTTCCAGCAATTGCCGAGATTACGACATTGTCAAATAATGGAGCCCATTCAGTTACAGCTTTAACCATAATTCTACGAGCTACCTTAACTTGATCACGAAGATTGAGCTGAACACCATAGGTTTGTGTGTCATAGTGGCCATTACAATTTTCTATAATATCACCTAAAGCAATAATGTGTAAGTTTTTTAGTTTCCTACCATTTTTTCTTAATTTTAAAATATAATCTTTAAAATCTGGGATCATCTGATTGAGGCGATCTACAATTGCAGCAGTTCCGTCCCCATCAGGTTTTCCCAGTTGCCAGTCAGACCACGCAATAACTACACTATCATTTTTATCAACTTTAGGAAGTTTAGGCTTTTTAGCTTTTTTGACTTCAGCTAATAATTTGTCATAATCTGGATCATTAGGGTTTCTTGGTTTCTTGGATACTATTTTTGCTTTGTAGTAAAAAAGTCGTGTCCCACCATCGACCATAGAGTCCCAACTTCTAACCTCTACTGGCTCTATTACATCATATAATTTAGGATCTAGCTCTAGTTCCTTTAATACATGAGAAAAGTCAGTGATGTTTCCATCTTTTTGTGGTTTAGAAGTTATTTCACCTTCATTACCTTTTAACTTATAACCAGGATCATAACCTTTTAAATTTTCGTTATTTTTTCTTTTTGCATTGTTAAAATCACTATTATTCTTGTTGTAATCTTCAAGACTTGACATAGCGTTCCATTGTATTCCTAAGTTGTGTTCTTATAGTATCTACCATAAGAGGACAATTCTGATCTTCTACAAGCCAGATAGCAGCTTTTCTTGCTGATATTCCACTCTTGATACCCTCACAGGCTTCAATCCATGCAGCCCTGTTAGCTTCAGATTGTTCACGCCACGGAATAGGTCCAGATTTTTCTTTTGATTTATCTGCAAATTCCTCTAGCGAAGTCATTATTCTTCTTCGTTATTTGTAGCGTCTGGTACATTTTCACCAGAAACTTGTGCTAAAACTTGTTGTAAATTAGTACTACGAACTTTAAGTTCAGAGTTTCTTAATTCAAGATTAGCTATTTTTTCGGCTGTATCTGCCAACATTTGCCTGAATGTTTTATTTTCAGCTTGCAAAGTATTAACTAATTCAGCAATTTGTTCTGGAGTTAGTTGTTCTCCTGCCATCACAATCCTTTCACTAATAGTATCAGTAATTACAACATCATTATATACATAAAATGTCTGAGATTGAAGTTTTAGGAGTCTTTATTTTCCTCTTGATGTTCATTGATCTGGTAATGATTTGGCACTATTTGATCATCACCCATTATAGATTTAGGTGACCTACTGGTAACTTGGCTTTTTTTAAGCAGTTCCCACTCTAGATTATAGTTATTTACCATATTGTTATTCTACTATAAAAATGCACTCGCCTGGGCATTCTTCAGCTGCTTCACGGACAAGATCTTCCTGACCTACAGGAACTCTTGCTAAACCCTCTTCACCCTGTGGGTTACTATGTATTAAGCTAAATATTTGTAGTTCTCCAAAATTACCGACAATTTCTTGTACATACGCTAAACCATCGTTTTGCATAACAAACACATCTGGAGCTATTTCTGCACAAAGTCCATCACCAGTACAGAGATCTTGATCAATCCATACTTTCATAGTTATATGATAACTTATTTTTTATTTCTTCTAGTTATATCCCTATAGCCACCAGTAAATTTAGATCTAAGCCTAAAGCTCTCGTTATTAATAGTCTTATGATCATCTTCACTAAAAGTTGTAACATCTAACCCTATTTTTTCTCTTTTAAAAGGAATTGCATGTAAGAAAGGCATTCCTCTTTTTAAAAGAATATCACCCTCTGAGTGCCATATACTTGGAAAGTTAACTTGATGAAAGCTGTCAGTTTCAACAATACCTGGTAACACAGTAAAGTTATCATTTTTGTGGAGTAGTGGTGGAATAAATAGTGTACTCCAACCAGGTGGTGTAAAAAAGAACCAAGGACTTGTAAATTTAACAGCTCGTTTATAATCTTTTTCATCAAAAGGATAAGTAGGAAGTTGTTCAAAGTCATGAAACTCTATATGACTACTGTTTGTATTTATAGAATTAGATTCAAAATGAAAACTATCACCATGTCTTTGTACTAATAAGTCATACCACATTGGGATAATGTATCCTTGTGTAAAGTAATCAACTACAGCAGGGCATTTTTTAACTGTATGAGAATTGTAATC